TGTCAAACCAAGTACTCAACGTACCAGTCAAAGGGCATCCACTAGAAGTTTGGTTAACATTAGCTAGGCCAGCATTATACATGGGCTCATAATATTTTATTGTTATAGGGCTCCATCTGACCTTGCCAGGAAGATATATTTCTTGCTGCTGTTGATGCACTACAATTTTATCTAACTCAAATGATGGTCTAGTCACTGATTGCACAAAGAAGCTAAACATATCGTTAACGAGAGATTCAGTTGACAACCCAAATATAGTGATGCGCCATCGGTGCGATCTAACAATTTCCGTACGGTTAGACGGACCTTTATCTATCTCGTCATTAGTTATGCTAAAACCGGGCATATTTACTTGGAAACGCCAACGGTCTGATCGCGTTCAGCACGATCATACCGCAGCTTAACCTCAATCGTCTGAATCTCATTATTCGTGTAGTCCAAAGCCTGCCAGTTCGATGTCTGAGGCCAGGAACCATACAAATTCCATCGCTCGTTGACCGCGCCTTCACCAGTGACCATAGCTAATCGAGCGTCAATCTTATAAAGCGATGGCAAATGCACCTGAACAGCATTAATATTGGTAATGCTATTAATCCAATACCACATAGCCTTGCTGACATCGGGCGGCTGCTCAATATCATACCACGTAAGCGTAATGGCATCCCATGACTGCTTACCGGCAAAATACACTTGCTCCTGATTGTGATGCATCACAGTCTCTTCAAGCGTAAATGAAGGCCTGGCAGCTGATTTCAATACAACCTGAATGCTCTTATCCCATGCAGACACACCACGTAAAGACACAACATTACCAGGAGACAGACCAATAGTTTCAAAATACCACCTATGTGTACGCCGTGGCTCAACCTTATTCGTCATAGTCGATTCGCCACTAGCATAATTAGCATCATTGATGCCATTGATTGAAAAGCCTGGCATAGATTGCTCCTTTAAAGCTTACAACTACTCTATATTTGCTGGGATTTTCCAAGCCTCAAAGTATTTGCACAAACAGCCATGTACCTAACGCTCAAAGACCACACAGACCGCATCCACGCCCTCATCCAGCAAAAACCGGCTAAAATATATATAGCCACATATGGAGTATACGCCGGAATACTCCCGGACGGACGCTACACAAACGAATGGGGCCAAAAATATACCAACGATATAGGTAAGATATTAGAAGCCATACCGAAAACCACAGAAGTCCAAATTCTGGTCGGAATCAATGACTATGCGTCATGCAATAAAAGAAACTGCCAATCATGCGAGATCAACTATACAAAACAACTAATCCGATTGATAAACCACGCCGAAAAATGGCCAAACTATCAATGGAAATATACCGCAAACATGCACCTCAAATGCTTCATAGCGCTATATGGCCCAGGCGAAGCCCTAGGGATAACTGGAGGCCGTAACTTCACAAACTCTACCTGGGAAGACGTGACGCTCGACATCCAAAAGCAAGAAATAGCCCAGATAATGCAATTATATGTTAAAATATGGCAAAAAGCGTTGCCAATAAACGACAAAAACATAGCCAACACATTAAAAAATCAAGGAATAAATCCTAAAACACTAGAAACCATAAGCAACTTAAACACCTAACAAGTACATAATTATATGAAAATACTAATAACAGGCGGTTGTGGCTTCATAGGCTCAAACCTAATAAAATTTATAATTAGAAATCGACCACAACATAAGATAATCAACCTGGATGCCCTAACATATTCCGGGAACGCCGAAAACCTAGCCAACCTAGTCAAAGTCCCCAAATACAAATTCGTATATGGCAACATCAACGAATATAATCTGGTTAAATCAATAGTCGGAGAATGTGACGCCATCATACATCTGGCCGCCGAAAGTCACGTCGACAGATCCATAGTAGACTCTAGACCATTCGTCGAAACCAACGTGCTCGGCACACAATGCCTGCTCGACGCTTGGAGATCCGTAAAAGACAATTCTTGCAGATTCGTATACGTAAGCAGTGATGAAGTCTATGGCTCTCTTGACCTAGATAATTCATTCGTCAAATTCAACGAGCAAACTCCGCTTAACCCCCGCAACCCATATGCTGTCACCAAAGCTGCCGGAGATATGCTCGCCAGGGCGTACCACAACACATATGGAATGAACATCTGCGTAACCAGATGCGCAAACAACTTCGGGCCATATCAATTCCCCGAGAAAGCAATACCATTATTCGTAACCAACCTAATTGAAGGCAAAAAGATACCGCTATATGGCGATGGCAAAAACGTGAGAGATTGGATATATGTTGATGACCACGCCGAAGCCATTTTGGCAGTAATGGAGCACGGCAAAGCCGGTGAAACATACAACATTGGTGGAAATAATGAACGCTCAAACTTACAACTCGTTCACGAAATCCTAAACATCATGGGCAAAGATGAAAGCATGGTTCAAATGGTGCCCGATAGGCCAGGACATGACCTGAGATACGCCTCGGACATCAGTAAAATCGAACGCGAACTCAAATGGAGCCCAACTAGATCCCAATGGCCAAATGCCCTCGCACGAACTATCAAATGGTATGTCGACAACCAACCATGGTGGCAGCGCATAAAGAGCGGCGAATACCGCGACTACAAACCTCAAGGTTAACATGAAAATAGAAGCGGTACATTGGGATGGTGACGAGTATGTAATTACATTCGATGGAAATATAGTTGGCCCAACCCTATCAAAACATGACGCCGAAATAATCGTAGGCTGGATAACATATCCAGACTCCATAAAAAGTATACAAAAATTGATATCACAAGCTGGCGAGCTAGACAATCAATAGTTTATGGCTTCAAGGCATAAGGGGGTGAGTTTCATATATTTAGGTTTGATTAATTTTCGATATTAAAACGTTGTTTATATTGAGTCCAACATTTTAGATCTTTAGCTATGGTTGGTTCTGCTTCTGGCCAGGGACGTTTCAAGACATCTTGAGCATAATAGTATGCCCATTCTGGGTCTTTAGCTATGTATGGTTCTGCTTCTGGCCAGGGACGTTTCAAGACATCTCGGACATACCAGTACGCCCATTCCGGATCCTTGGCTATATATGGTTCTGCTTCGTGGAAACGTCCTTTCAAGATATCTTTGGCATAATGGTATGCAAAGTATGCGTCTTGAGCTATAGTTGATTCTGCTTCAGAGAAACGCTCTTTCAAGATATTCTGAGCATAATGGTATGCACATTCTGGATTTTGAGCTATGGTTGGTTCTGCTTCGGGCCAAGGACGTTTCAAGACATCCGAAATATAATGGTATGCCCAGAATGGATTCTGAGCTATGTATGGTTCTGCTTCTGGCCAGGAACGTTTCAAGACATACATAGCGTAATGGTGTGCGCATTTTGGGTTTTTAGCTATGATTGGTTCTGCTTCTGGCCAGGGACGTTCTAAGATATCTAGAGCATAATAGTATGCCGATATTGGGTCTTTAGCTATGATTGATTCTGCCTCGAGCCAACGAGAATCTATAAGCACACAAAATCCAACTAGAATTACTGGTTCGGAGCTTAGCGGTGGTTTGATTAATTGCTGTATTTCTTCATCTGGCCGTATTGACCTATCTAGTATATCCATAAATCGTGAATAATTATGTGTGTATTGGTAAAGTTTCTCAAGTTTTCCGTCTAATTTTTTAAAGATTATGTAGAGTGGTCCTCTCTCAAGGTATTTTTTGCTGTCTCTAGTTTGCTTGTACACCATTTAGTATTTGTGGCGTAGTGGGCGGCAGCCTCGGGTGTTGTGATTTTGAGAATTTTGTAGTTTTGGCTTTCGTTGACCCATTGTGTTCCCGCTCGATACTCTTGGCGTGTTTCTGCCCGACCTTTAAGATCTACACCTTTGAGTTTATCGATTACGGTTTCTAGGTCATGGATGGTTTTATAGGATCCTATATCTTTATTAATGTTGGCTGAACCTATAGATTTATAATGATCAAAATCTATTAATAGTTGTTTAATCCTATCTGTGTCTTCTGGGAGTCTAATTATGTGCGTTTTGAGTTGTCTAAGTATCCATTCTACATATCTTACAACATCCGTGATGGGTTCTACTAATACAATTATTTCTTGTGGGGTTTTGCCAAATTGTTTGGCTAGTGAATCTAGTTGTGGTTTGTGCGATGTATAGTTTATGGCTTCGAGGTATAGGGAGGTGAGTCTCATACATTAGGTTTGATTAACCTTACCTTTAGTTTTGAGCTATAATTAGTTCTGCTTCTGGCCAAGGGCATCCAAAATATCTCGATCGAGCGTAATAATATGCATATTCTAGACTTTTAATTATGGTTGATTCTATTTCTAGCCAAAGGTGTCCAAAACTAATATCGCAGGCTAGACCACAGGCTGACGAATCAGACGACCAATAATTACCTCCATCGAGGTCTACCCAGCCATCGATGAACATTAGCCACCTGACAATCCCACCATTGACGCAATCGTGATCGCGGGACGGCCCGAGCATCGAGCTCTTCAATCAATTGCATAAGAATGAAAAGTGGCCTAGGCAATGCCCCAGATCCCACTATGTTAAAAGCCAGATAAGCCGAAATTTCGCCGCCGAGCAACTCGTCCAACCCGCAATGCAACCCAGCCAGCAAGCGTGAAAGCATTTCACTGTCGAGCAATTCAGGTCGCGCCTGAAGTTCTGACCACGAAGGTAAGCCCTGTGTGCCCATCTGACAACGATCTTCTAACTGCTGAGGAAGTAGCTTCACCTTTGCTCGAGCAATTTCCAACCTCTTGACCAGAAGCAGCCGCAGATTGTCAACCGATCCAAAAATGGCATTAGCAACCAGGGCATCATTCATACTACGCTCCACAGACCATCTATTTTGAATTACAAACTAGCGAACCAGGTCATCTCCGATAAATAAACCTCAACTTCTTACCACCATATACCTTAATATAGCCATACTTCTTGGCAAAATCAGCCTCAGATATCCTCAACTTCACAGCCCGGCCATATAAAGTCCGCTTATGCATAGTCCAACCATCAGCGTCGACATACCAATAATCAGGCTTAATCTCACCAGCATATTCAAAATTACAAGCCTTATATACAGCTCCGTTATGATTAAAAGTAGTATCACAATACGATACAACAACTCTATACTTCTTGGGCAATGACTTAATGCACCTACTCACAAACCAAGAGGCAAAATTATGCTTCTGGTACATCGGATGAACACATAACCTAGATAATTCGCAAGCCTCAGAATATGCACACCCAAGCTTATCATGAATATTTTGACGAATAAGAGGTGAAAACACGCAAGCAGACACTAAAACCTCCCCGATATATCCACCATATACAATCCCACCTCTACCAGCATTCGGAAGATAATGATACTTAGCCAGCAACGGCTTATAATCCTTAGACGGCGATGGCTTAATCGCCACTGTCTTGAAATCAAAATCAATAGCCTGCATCTTAGTGATGCCAAGCCAATATTTAATGGTTTCAACAACCTTATCCTTCTGAATAAAATCGTTACCCCACAAATACTTTAGCTCATACTTATGAGATAAATTATTGGCGACATAAGAAGCCTTAGCCGCATCTTTGGCTATAACCTTAGGACTACCATGCCAATACTCATCATTCACATCAATTAATAAATCTTTCTGCCCAGGCCGAATGACCACACTATCGAACGTCCACGGCCCAATAATACATTCCTTATCCGCTGGCTTATCCATATACTCCCTATAATGTTTAACGCCTAAATCATCCAAAATAGAATATAACGTCAGCTGCAAACTAGAACATCTAGGCTGCTTAGATCGAACAATGGCCATCTTCTCACGAAAACCTGGGACAAGCCAAGCTCTCTTCCCGTCATCAGAAGCAGTTCTAATCTTCATAGCCCTAAATTCTGGGTTGCTCCAAGGAATTTTTCCGGCATCACTTACTGTCTTACGCCATTCACTAGTGCCATATAGTTTCATCATCCTATCGCGAAATTTAGTGTCTGCCCACATCTTTTTAAATCGTTCACTAATCATAGCTCTATGTTCCGGGTTATCGCATAACTGCAACATCTTCTCACGATATATTGGGTCAGACCACGGCTTCTTACCATATTCACTCATTAATCTCTTATATTCTTCGCTGTCAAACATATGCCCCATCTTCTGCCGCCACCTACCCCTATTCTCGTCCCAGAACTTTTCACTATTCTCCTTCAACTTATTCTTGAAATCCTCGTCATATATATTAAACTTCCCAGAAGCATGCGCCTCGGAATTTGCACAAGACCTACACCTGACTTTCCCATTCCCGCCAGCTTGCATATACCCACGATAAGTAATCTTATACTTCTTCTGACACCCAGAACAGACAACATCTATCTTAGAATCCCATTTGCTACCAGTCTTAGGATGTTTGATCAAATTATTTTGAACATATTCTGGATCTGTGATGGCACACTTATGACATATATATTGATTACTATTCCTTTTAAGATTGCTACGGACAGATGTTATCTTACGATACTGTACAATGTCGCATTTCACGCATTTGATATTCACCCATGTTGTTTTCGGATATGAAAACGCCCCACTAAAATCAATTAGTGGGGCGTTTGAAGTTTCATTCATATCATTTAAATACGTCTTTACACAGTCGCAACAGTCTCGGAAGTACCCACGCTTGCGCCAGTCCTGAGCACCACAAGGTTGAGGACCAAGAATTCTGCCGCCCGCGTGGGCTGGAGGAGAACGGTAATCCATAACTCGTTTCGATCGATCCGTTCGGGCGTGTTATTTGTGACATCGCAAATCACTTGATACCATGTCAACCCTCGCCTTGCCGCAATATCCGCCAGGAATGGTTTGATCACTGCCGTAATTTGTGCTCGCGTGATGCTGTCGTTAGGCTCAAACACAAAGGCTCGCAAGACGCGCTGCAAGTTAACCTTAATATAGATCAGCAACATTCTAACGTTCACACGATCAAGAGCAGACGATGTCCGTTGCAGCGTCCTCTGACCCCAGATCATTATGCCATCACGGGTGAACTTAGTGATCGGGTTAACGGCGTTTCCTGACCCATAGAGGTTATCGCGCTCGCCAAGCGATGGGTTGTACTCGATGTCGATGGCCGTAAGCAATCTACCTCTATTCACACCAGCCGGAGCAAACCATTGCTCAGCAACCCTGGCCGTACGGGCAAAAACCGCACCAACTGCACCCGATGGCGGGACCCATATTGTTCCACCGTTGAACTGGTCAGATATCTTGAGCCAGCTCCAATATAATGCGCCATATGAACTATTGATGGCTGCTGCTAGATCGCTAACTAGCATGCCATTGTGCCATTCAATTACCTGTTGTGGCTTCAAGCCATATGGTGAGTCAACTAGGAAGAGCACGTCACCACGGTTTTCACAGAACTGCAGAGCCTGGCCGATGACTGCACCGCTCGTGAATCCCGGAATTATCAAGAGGTTAAAGTCATACGCTTCAGGATTCTGCAGGGCATATAATCCTGAACCAGTAGCCGGGTTACCAATCACGGCATTGTCAAGTTCTGAGCTATACGTCGAGATGCTCGGTATGCCGTTAGCTCCGCCGGTGAACGCTTTGTCATAGAGTGCGCCTGGATATCGTGGGTCGGAAGTGTCGATAAGCGCGGCTGGCCTCATCTCCCATTGGTAATATGAGTTGCCGTTTACACCGCCAATCGTACTTCCTGCGTTCACAACGTTGCCGATATATCTTGTGTCGGTAGAAATGAATGTTACATCGCTAACTACATCAACTGGCTGGTTATAATTATCGTAGACTGTTATCTTATATCTTCCGGCTACATCGCCAGTGCCTTCAACATATGGCTCAAGGGTGATGGAATAATTGCTCGACCATGTGCCAGCATACTTGGCAACAACCCATCCAACTATGTTCGCAAAGTATGCTGTGTCAACCGCACATTGAGCGCTCAATGGGTTAAGCTCGCACGAGTACGGCGTGCTCGGAGTTGTGTGCCCTGCCTCTGGTAAAACGCGACGAGTATCCGTGAAGGCACGATAGAAACTTGTAAATGGGTAATCAATGCCGACTTCGTCAGTAAATCGAAGGCATTTGACATAAACGAACGTCGCCTGCATCTTGAGTTGCGACATGTAATTGGTCACGTCCGTTGTGACCACCATCCTGGTAGTCCCACCAGGAATGGTAAGTTCGACGGCGTTAAAGTATGTTGCACCGCTGTATGTGTTGTTGGCATTGAATTGAGCAACCAGCGATGCGACGGTTACATGTGAGCCAGTGGCGACATAGAAATCAAATGTCCGCGTTGAAGTATTGCTGATGACGTCCATCACTATTTCATTGTTACTTGTGGTCATTGAATATGGGGCTGGATTGGTGGCAATCATGTAACTTCGTGGGAAATCGTATGTATATTGTGAGACACCCATCTCTGTAGCGAAGGCACATGTGCCAGTGAGCTGCAACCATCTTCCGGCGGCCGAGGTCCTAATAGCTGGAACGCTCGTGCCGCTGCTGTTCGTCAGAACTACGGGAGTAATGTCAGCGCCAGAACCGGTGGCGGTTATCATCGCTAAGACCAGCGACGCGGCAGTGGTGTACGTTCCTGCCGCAATTACATAACTGCCAGCGACGCCTTCAACCAGCACCGACATGGTTCTATTGTCTGGTCTAGCGCTAAAGGTGAATGTGTCGCCTATTCCTAGTGACACGCCATTGCTAACTCTAATCTGGAAAACAAGTCCGCTACCAATGTCGATTGGCACACTGTCATCTGGGATCGTGCCGGTGCCGCCCGTTACATGGATCGTGCCAGTCTTAATGACATCGCCATCCTGGTCCGTCACCGTATATGTCGATCCTTCCAATGGAGCATACGTAGGCAAGCCAGTGATTGTAAGCGTATACACTGCGTCGGCACATCCGGTATACGCCGTTGAACTAAATATCAAGGTCGCAATGCATGAGGGACCGGATGATGGTGCTGTTGCTTCGGTATAAGTTATGTCGGAAACTGTGGAAGTGTGCAGTACGACTGGGTTAGCTGTGGTGACTTGTCGAAAGTATATTGTGCCGTAATCTATGCCGCGGAATACTGGTATTCGGCCCCAGCCTTGGCTTCTCCCGCCGCTGGTGTCGATTGTGTCGCTGATTAGTCCGGCTGGCCAGCTATCTTTATACTCCACACCGATTCGCATCACCCAGCAAGATGTGCCTTCCTCAAGATATTGTAATACAGCATATCCGAGATAGCTGGTGGTTATTGGCTCACCAAATGTATCAATGAATTGCTGGGCATTGGTGATTAATGTTGGAGTATTCATCGGACCTTTTTTGGCGGTGCCGATGAGTGCTGGCCTGAGCGCACCAAGCGCACTTGGTAGAACGCTCTGGTCAATTTCACGAGTGTAAACGCCTGGGCTTAGATACACTGCCATTGCTGGCTCCTGTTGTGAATTCTAATAATAAATTTGACTTAAAATAATGCACAATATATATGGTATAGCCATAGTAAGCTAGAAGTGATTTATTGTCTAACTAATTGATGCTCTTTCCAACCTTCAGACTGCCCGTGGAATGAAACGGCTGGCCATCTATATGGTTTAGAATCACGAGCAGCCTTATTATACCATCGTTTCTTTGGCTTACCTAAAGAGTGTCCTTCCGGCTGCCACACTCTTGTAGATAAAGCCATTGGCTGTTTACGATATAATTTGGCAAGTCTCACACCCTATATTTGTTTTCAACGTCTATAATCTTATCATATAATTCTTTATGTTTATATGTCCATTCTCCTGGCATGCGTATGATAATATCTTCATAGACATGCTTATATATTTTTAGAGCTCTAGCGTCATCTTTAAAGATTGACGCACATATAGCTATAGCTAATTGCATAGCGGAATTCCTATTGCATCCTTCACCCCATTCGAACGTTTCCTTGCTATGTAATCCGTGTTTGATCAGGTCGTATCTAGGATTTAAACCATACTGAGCAATTAATTTGTCTTCTACTGGCCCTATATGATATGCGATGCCGACGCGATAATACCAAATATTGTACTCTTTATCTTTTACTTTCCACCCTATATAGTATCCATTTTGCACAATGTTAACTTACAAAGGCTGTTATTAGAGCGTGAATAATTTATATCCTTTTAACGTAAGTTTAGATCGCAACCCAGCAACATCATTATTTAAGCTATATCCCTTTTTTATTCCGTGTTTGATGTCGTCAAATGGTGGGGCATTATTTTTGCGTCCAAATGTGCCATTATATGTGTTAAAAAATATATATGTATTTTGTTGCTCAAATATTAGGCAATATCCATTTACTTCAACGTCATAATCAAATTCAAGCTTCTTCTTTACCCATAATTCGCCATGCGAGGCAAGCGTTCTGACGTCTATCGTATTTTGTTGGGCTTTTGGCTTCTTATGTTTTTGAGCTTTAATGCACACTTGAGATGCATCTTTAATGATTCTTTTGCGGTGAATCACTAAAATTTTACCGGTTGTGAGGTTTTTAACTTTTACAAAATTTCCTAGATCGTTTAATATGGTATAATTGCTAATTATCGCGCCATCGTGGCCTACTATCTTAATCTCCTTGTTCGGGGTCGTCTGGATAGCCTGGTCCATAACCTGGTCCGTGATTTGTGTTTGCATTTGCATTTGCGTCATTTGCGTCATTTGCGTCATTTGCGTCATTTGCGTCATTTGCGTGCTTTGCGTGCTCGTTAAGCAGTGTACTAAACGCCCTAAACATGGCCGCAGATATGTCCGAAAACGTTTCGTCAATTATAACGTGCCACAACCCTTTGAGCTTAACAATCGGCTTAGAAACAAGCTCGGCCGACGATCCGCACACTGCCCCGTCGTCGGCATTATAATCATCACACATTGCTATATATATGATAAAACCAATGCCATTGCCAGTAGTGTCTAATTGTAATACTTGATCTTTAATGGTTTGATGTTGTGTGCTATCAACTAATGAGAGCCACTCATTGACCGGAGTCATGCCTTGCTCGTTTAACATTTGTACCTCTAACTTTAAAATACGTTCATTCAGACTCGCCCGTAAATTCTCCGGGCATAGGCGTGGTAGATGTGCTAGGCGCACCCTGGGCAGCGATCAAAGGAATATGTATGGAAGCATTCGCCACATTATTTATCTCTTCAACGGTCTTTTTAACAACCGCATTCCATGTATCCACCCACTCATGCAGCACAACATACGATAGAGAAAACTTCATTTCATCATCGCTCATTAAATAATTTGACTTCCTAAATTTACATGCGATTTGTTCGGATGGCTGTACTTCCACCGCCTCCATAATGTCCACTAAATCACCCGAGACAATATTGATGCCATTATTGCGCCAATATTCAGCCGTTGCCAGTATGAACTTCCCGTCATGCGTATCAATACACACATATTGATCTTTCTCAAATATGCCGATAACTGCAACCGTTCTATCAACCACCATTATGCCGCTAACTTCCTCTTCTCCTTTTTCTTGTCGCACATATTGTGTGTATTTATTTAGCGTCGGATCTCCATATATTCGGTTATCTTGGAATTTCTTATTCTTAATTGTCTCAATATATGTTTCTACTTCTGCATTAAATGAGCCTTTAGTGTACATTTCTTTGCATTTGTTAATGTTCTGCTGCCTAGGATGATTCGCATCAATGGTCCCATCAAAGGCCTTATCAACAATTGGACGAATTTTCGGATCCATTAATTTGGGTTTACCTGAAATCTCAACACACTTCAGGAATGCCTCTTTCTTCGATTCTAGCGGTTTATTGCCGGGAACAATCTCAAGTCCAACGTGCAGCGTAGTTTTCTTATCAGTACGCAATTTACCAGTAGAGTATGATTTGATCATGGCTTTCCGGGCAGTCGCTAACTTAGCGATCGTCAATT